CTGATCGGCTTCCATACTCAGGGCAACTACACCACTGCCGTTTCCGAGAGCTTTGCCATTACCGGCGTGACCCTGTTTGCCGAGTATTTGGACGGCATCTCCGTCCAGACCATCACCCCGGGCGAATCGGTCTGACCTGCAAGGAGGTGACCCCGCATGACTGTGCCAGAACTGTGCGTGTACACGCGAAACTTCTTTGACCGGTACGATGACCCAACCGCCGGGGAATTTACATTCATGGCAGATACTGTCCCCGCCGGGGTATCCACCGGGCAGTATTTCCTTGTGTGCGGTTCTATCTTTAACGACGGCGTGCACAAGGCGGGAGACGGAGACCTTACCCCGGAAACCTTTACCGGCACGGTGCAGCCTATGCGCGTCCCTCCTGATTTTGTGGCGCTTGCCCAGAAGATCACTGACTACGATGCAGCCACGCCCGGCGGTGGGCGCTATGTTTCCCAGTCCTTCAACGGATGGAGCGGCACCATGGCTACCGGCACGGACGGCTTGCCCGCAGACGGCTGCACCCGCTACCGCCGGGAGATCAACCAATGGAGGAAACTGTAATGCCTGTAAACGATTTCACCAAATTCACCGTGATGGAGAATTTTACCAAAAAGTTCTGCTTCATGGAAAAAAAGCTGGTTTCGGATGGGCTTTTTGGCTCTACCACCACATGGGAGGACGGCATGGAGTTCCTTGCCATCGAGCGCCACGACCAGACCATAGAAGCGCAACAGGCAGAGCAGCAGGGCACGGCATCCACCTACTCCCTCTATGTGGATAAGGGCATCAAGCTGTCCCCCTTCGACCGCATCAAACGGCTGGACGATGGGCAGACCTACGAGGTGACCACCGCAAGCAGCGACAAGATTTCCCCCGCCGAAAGCGGGATGAATCTTGCCGTTGTGCAGTGCAAAAAGGTGGTGCTTTCCTGATGGGCGCAGCAGAAGCCGTTACCACGGCGCTGAACAGCTTTTTTACGCTGTTCGATGTTCCTGTATACCCAGAGGATTCCGTGCCGCCTGGCTCTTCCCTGCCCTATATCACGGTGCTGCCGGTCATTCCTAAGGGGTTTGACGAGAGCAGCACCTTCCATGCGCGGCTGTGGTATCCGGTGGACGGCGGCAAGCTGCCCATCATCCGCAAAGCAGATGAGATGCGCGCTGCCCTCGGGGATGGGCTTACCATCGAGTGCGATGGCGGCGCAATTCTTTTATGCGCAGGCAATCCGTGGGCGCAATCTATGGACAATCCACCGGAAAAATACCTGTGCACATACCTTACTTTTGACGTCACATCCTTTGTGGTGTGAGAAAGGATAACGCATGAACAAAATGTATCACGCCATTTCGGCAGATGCTTTCAAAAAGCTTCAGTTTCAGGCTGGCGCATTGCTCAAGAAGTTCGATCCGGCGGGCACTACCCCCATTGCAGCGGAGGATATGATCTGCCTGACTTCCGGCGGCATCACCGTCAGCTGCAAGCCCAACACCATTGATCTGGGCGAGGATCTGGACGAGGTGCCCGAGAACACCTACCAGTTGAAGCATATCACCAGTTGGGACTGCGGTCTGTCTACCACCTGCATGACCGTGAGCGCCGACACCATCAAGCTGGAACTGGGCGCTGCGGACGTGGAAACCAACAAGATCACCGTGCGCGAGGACTACAAAAACGAGGACTTCCAGGATATCTGGTGGCACGGCAATCTGATCGGCGGCGGCTATGCCGCGGTTAAGCTGATGAAGGCCGTGAGCGATGGCGGCCTTGAACTGAAAACCACAAAGGACGGCAAGGGCAACATCAACCTGAGCCTGAAGGGTCACTACGACATGACAGACACCAGCAAGGTGCCTATGGAGTTCTACGTCAAGGAGGCAGAGTAATGATCCTTACCATCAATCTTGACCCCGTGGAAGCCCTGCCCAAGCTGTATGACGCGGTGGACGGCATCACCCGCATGATCATGGACGCAAAGGACAACGTGGACAACCCGGAGACCAAAGCCGCCCGGGAGACCATTGTTTCCAACGCCCTGAAGCTGCTGGGTGCAGAGCCTGCCGAAACCGCAGAGGGCAAGAAGAAGCTGACCCCGCGCGAGTTTGCGCTGGCTGCACTTGACTTTATCAAGCCCCTGATGAAGCTTGACCCGCAGCGCACCATGAACGCCCTGCACCAGCTGTACACGCTGGAAAAGGGCGAGAAAGACACCCTGCCCAAGGCGTTTACTGCGCTTACAAAGTCGGTGATGCAGGAGGATATGCAGGATTTTTTGTCATCGCTGGCCGACTTGAACGGCCTGAGTTTTGGCACTACCTCTGCCGCGCCGACCTCCAGCATCTCCGCGCCTACGGAATAAAGTATTTCGTCTGGTTCGTCATTAGCGAGATGCGCGAACGCCACCGCACAAAGGCATACCAGCTGTACACAGCTGATATGCTTTTTCTTTGTGCTGTATCGCTGGGGCAGCAAGTGGAGCAGTCCTTCAGCGAGATCATGTCAGAGTACGACAAGCCGCTATCCCAGCGCCGACACGAGACCACGCTGGAAGAAGCGCAGGCGTGCTGGGAAAAGACGCTTGCAGACAGTAAAAAAGCCGCAGAGCAGAACGGAGGTGGTGAGACCTGAACATTTTCAATTTGATGGCCACTTTGGGGCTTGATACCTCCGAGTATGAGCAGGGCATCGAGCAGGCCAGAAAAGAGACGCAAAGCGCTGCAAACTCGCTGAACCGCAGCGCAAACACCGCCGGGAGCGGCGTTTCAGGCATGGCAAGCCAGTTTGCAGCAGCCAGCGCAAAAGCGACTGTCCTTGCAAATATGCTTACCTCGCTTGGGACAAAGGCGGTAGGCCTTGCAAAGGGCTTTGTGGAGATGGGCATTTCATACAATGCCCAGATAGAAAAGTACACCACCGGCTTTACCAATATGCTGGGTAGCGCGCAGGCCGCACAGGAAGCCATGCAGGCTATTCAGGAGGACGCAGCCCGCACCCCGTTTGATGTGGCATCCCTGACGCAGGCAAACCAGTTGCTCATCAGCGCAGGCGAAAATGCTGCGTATTCCCGCAAGGTCATCAATGCACTGGGCGATGCTGTTTCTGCAACCGGCGGCGGTAACGCCGAACTATCCCGCATGGCTGCAAACCTGCAGCAGATCGCCAATGTGGGCAAAGCGTCCGCAATCGACATCAAGCAGTTTGCCTATGCCGGAATCAACGTTTATCAGGTGCTGGCTGACTACACCGGCAAATCGGTGCAGGAAGTCCAGAACATGACCATCAGCTACGACCTTCTTTCGCAGGCGCTCATAGCCGCCAGCGAGGAGGGCGGGCGCTACTATAACGCCATGGACACCCAGAGCCAGACCATGAACGGGCGTATATCCACCCTGAAGGATAACGTCAGCCAGTTGGCTGGACTTATGACCGGCGACCTTTCCTCCGGCATCGGCGTTGTGATAGGCCACCTAAACGACATGGTTGTCGCAGCACAGGAAGCCTACAAGGAGGACGGCTGGAAGGGTCTCGGGAACGCGATTCTTGAACTGGATAATCCCATCAGTGCCATCATCAAAAAGTTTGGGCAGCTTGGAAGCGCGGCTGTTAGTGCACTGGATAAGGCAAGCTACTATCTAAACAAGGCACTTGGAAAAAACGCTTACGCAGGGTACGACAACTACGAGGACTACAAGTCAGACAAGCAAAAGCAAAGCAACCGAAATCGGCTGCGGCAGAATGCTCTTTCCGGCAAAAGCGTAAGCAACAAAAGCTGGTCTGAGCGTCAGGCAGAAGCGGCAGCCGCGAGTGGAGGCGGCGGCAGTTCCATCGTAACAAGCCCTTCCGGTTCCTCCGGCAAGAGCCCCAGCGCAAAATCCAAGACCGAAACCGTCATAGCGTCCGTGACGCACACCGCAACCACCACCGCGCAGAATGCGCTGGGCGCTGTGACTACAAGCGTTGAGACCCTGCAGGAGAAGGTTAAGGACGCAGCGGGCAAAATCAAAGACCGCGTGACCGAGACCACCACCGAGACCGGCAAAGAGATGGTCAACGGCGTTGCTACCACCTATACGCTTGTGACCAAGAAAGTTACGGACACAAACGGCAAGATAAGCACCACGACCAAAAAGGTCTACGCCGATATGTCCAAGACCCTGCTTGGCACCCTGACCACCATTGCAGAAAAGACCTTCGACGGCATTACCACCACCACGCAGCAGGCTGTGGAGACCTACGCAGACGGCAGCCAGCACATCAAAACAACCGCCACCGAGACCGGCGAGCGCATTGTGGACGGCGTGCGGCAGACCTACACCAAGGTCATCAGCTACATTGACGGCGTGCAGGACAAGGTGACAGAGACCGCGCAGAACATCGACAAGAGCATCAAGGCGACCCAAAAGCGCATTGAGGAGAACCTGAGCAAGGCGCAGCAGCAGTTTAACAGCGGCATCTTCAAGCTTGGCAAGAGCCTGTACACCGACCTGAAAAATCAGGACTGGGCGGCGCTTGGGCTGGATATCGTCAACGTAATGTGGGGCGAGGTATCACAGGAGCAGCGCGAAGTCCTGTCCGACTGGGCAAACAAGGCGCTGGAAGCCATCAACGAGGCTTATTCCGGCGGCGGTCTGAGCGAGGCGTTCAACGCTTTTAAGCAGATCATGTCCAACGGAATCAAAGCCGAGGCAGACGGCGTTACAACGGACGTTAAGGGCTTGAGCAATGTATTTCAGGAGCTGGGCATCAACGTTTCCGACGTCGGCAGCAAGATCATGGGCGTGCTGGGCACCATGGGTACCGGCATCGGCACCTTTGTCTCCAACGCGGGCACTGGTATTGCAAAACTTGCCGGGAGCATGGGCAGTCTGGGCACGATCGCAAAGGGCGCAGGCGGACTGATCGCAAAGATTGGCGGTCTGATCATCTCGAACCCGGAGGTTGCCGCGATCATCGCCATTGTGGCGGGCGTGGTGGCGCTGGGCGCTGCACTGTTTGCAAAGTTTGGCAAGAGCAGCGGCGGCGGGCAGGCTGTGAGCCACTACGAAAGCCCCTTTGCCGGGCATGACGTGTACGACAGCCTGACCGAGTTCTCCACCCGGGCAGCCATGCAGCACCGCTATATGGAAAAGACCACCGGCACGGATGCACAGCTTGGCATTTTGCAGCAGATCCGCGATATGCTGGACGAGCATCTGCCGGATATCGGCACCGGTCAGCTTGTCATGGACGGCGAGAAGGTGGCCGATATGCTTACTCCGCGCCTTGCAACCAATATGGATGCCAGCATGGGCGTGTATACCCTGCGGGCAGAAAGGGGTGTTTAAATGGCAATCCACAGCGCAAAGCTGGGCAATTACAACACCCTTGCAACGTGGGGGCTGTACATGAAGGTGGGCAGCCCGAACATCGGCGAGCCTGAACCGGACGAGACCCTTGTGCAGATACCCGGCTCTGACACGTTGCTCAACCTTACTACCTCTCTGGACGGCAAGGTGCACTACAAAAAACGCACTATTACCATGGAACTGCTGTGCACCGCGCCGAAAAAGCTGTGGAAGGTACTGCAAAGCCGCCTGCACAACGCCCTTGAAGGAAAATGGCTGCAATGCGTGTTTGACGATGACCCCTCCTGGTACTGGGAGGGGCTCTGGCACGTCAAATTCGTGCCGGGGCGTCTCTCTGCTACAGTCACCATTACCGGCAGCTGCAATCCGTACAAGTACAACGTCTACGACGGCACACAGGATATCAAGTGGGATGATATCAACTTTGAAACGGACATCCTGCGGGACTACCGCAGCATTGCGCTGCCAGCCGATACGCCGGTGGATGTGGTCATCTACGGCGCACCGCACACTGCGGCTGTCTACTTCCAGCGCGGCGAAAGCGTGGCAGATGTGTCGATACAGGTCGATAAGACCACTGCGGGCAGCCTTGCCAAAACGACCGAGTGGCAGTATCTGGAGGGGCTGGACATCCCGGACGGCGAAACCGTCACCCTGACCTTTACCGCTACTGCTACAAGCAGCATCACCATCAAGTATCTGGGGGCAAGCTTATGAATTACAAGATCTATGCCGGCACGCAGAACGGAGTGGACAGCTGGGAAAACCGGGTCTGTATCTATGCGCCCGGCTCTGCGCTGGAGACTACAAAGCTGATCAGCCCCACCCTGACCCGGGAGTTTGGAAAGGCCGGAAGTCTGGAATTTACTATCCCGCTGGGCAATGTGGCGCACAGCGCCCTGCAAAAGCTGAAAACAGTGGTATCCGTGGAACAGGACGGCAAAGAGATCTGGCAAGGCCGGGTCATGAACCACGAACAGGATTTTCTGCTGCGGCAGAAGGTGCACTGTGAGGGCGAGCTTGCCTACCTCAACGACACCGATGTGCCGCCCTACACCGCCAAGGATGTGACCATCCGGCAGTTTCTGGACTTTCTATGCGACAACCACACCAGCCTGACTGACAGCTATAAAAGCTTCCGAATCGGAAACGTCACGGTGGAGGAGCAAAAGCGGTATGTGCCGGTAGCCGAAAAGTGCTATCTGAAGCTGGACTATGCAGCAAGCAGCCCGGACGAGCAGGGCGACTATTACCAGAAATGGGGTCTGTACTCCCAAAACGGGAACCGACTTGAAGAGAGTTTTTCCTATATTTTTTCCGACTATGAGGACGTGCAGACCCCACCAGCACAAAACTGGCCGCTGAACGAGATCAAAACCGAAAAAGATTATCTCACCTGGCGCACGGGAGACAACCAGTTTACCCTCCGCAGAAACGCAGTCTCTCAGGGCAGCAAGACCTATGATGCAGAGCAGACCATTGTTACCCCGTCCATCACTACGCCAATAGAAACCTATAATTTTGACAGCACCATTAAAGTGACCAAAAAGGACACCGAATCCACAACGTACAGCATCAAAGCGGAAAAAGACGGCACGGTCAACGTGTACGTCAACGGGGAAAAGTCCGCAGACTATACCCCGCAGCTTGTGGAGGAGCTGCACGAGTTCGGCGATGGTAAGAACTACGGCAAAACGTGGGACATCTTGCAAAGCGAGCTTGTGGACGTGTACGGCGGCTATCTGGCAACCCGGCACGAAACGATTCATTATTTCCCCTTGTTCCCCGGTCTGAACAAGAGAGCACGCTATCTGGACTATGTACAGGACGCGACCGAGCGCAACGTGCAGGGCATCACCTTCGGCACAAACCTGCTTGACCTGACCAGCTATGTCAAGGCCGAGGATATCGTCACCCGGGTGGTAGCTATCGGCAAGAAAAAAAGCGGCTGGTTTTTGTGGGAGACCACCAACACTCTGACCGCTACTGCCAACGATGAAACCGCCCAGAAGCTTTACGGCCTTATCACCCGGTATCTGGTGCTGGACGGTACAGCCAATACCCAACAGTCCCTTCAGGACGAGGCCGACATGGAGCTTGGCAAGCACTTACGCCTTGCGGACGGCATCACGGTGAAAGCCGTAGACCTGAAGGACGCGGGCGTGGACGTGGACAGAATCGCCTTCGGAAAGTTGACCCACATTATTTCCGCGCCCCATGGCATTGATGTGTGGATCAACTGCAACAAACTTGTGGAGCCGCTGGATAAGCCCGCAAAAAAGGAGTTTACCTTCGGCAAAAAGTTTTCCAGCATATCCGACTTGCAGGCGCTCAGCGCCCGCAAAGCAACCACCGCGTATGATCTGAGCCGCACGCTCAAAGGGTACGCATCTAATGTGCAGTCTTATGCGCTGCAAACGATGGAGGCAGACAATGAAACCGTTTAAAGAAGTAATTGACGGAATCCGCAAAGCAGTCATGGCACCCGAGGTGCGCGAGGATCTCGCCCAGATGGGCGAATATATGGAGCAGTTTGCCAACACGGCGGGCGAAAACATCCAAAAAGCCATCGACCCCACCCTCTCCCTCTCCGGCAAGGCTGCGGATGCGGCAAAGGTGGGAGAGGCGGTCAATGCGGAGGCAACCAGAGCGAAGGCAGCCGAGGAGGAGAACGCAAAGGGGATTGGTCAGCTAAAGGGAACTATCGATGTGCTAGGAGGGAAATATGTAAGGCAAAAAATATCCTTCGAGGATGGTATATATATAAACGTCTCTTCGAGAAAAGTACAAACTAATGATGCACTTTCGTTGTCGAATCCAATCAAAGTATTAAGCGGAACATCTGTTACAGTAATTACTTATTGTGATTATTTAATTGGAACCGGTTTGTTGGATTCTGAAGAAAATATTCAAGATGTGGTTCAAATTACAACAGAGACAACGAAAGCATTGTATTCAAAAACCATAGATATCCCAGATTGGTGTTCTAGTATCAGAATATCGTGTGTCAAATCGCATAAAAACGATGTATCTTATACGGTATCTAACCTATTTGATTATACTCAAAAACGAATTGATGAAAACTCAGAACAAATCGATCGATTAAATAAAACTACCGAAAAACAGGGATTGATGAATCCTCAAGCATGGGAGAATAAGAGCATCCAAACTCAATCTGGCATTAAATTTAGCTCAAATACAAGACTTTGTACTGTTAATTTTCATACAGGATTAGAAAGAGTCACTTGTAAAGAAGGATATAAAGCGCGTATATGGTGTTATAAAAACAATGGCTCTTATATAGGTGGATGGGATGGAGAAAAAATAGTCAAAAGAGATATTAATCTTTCCGATATAGTATTTTCTGAAATATACAAAGCAGGTGCTGAAAAATTTTTAATTGTTATATTGAAAGATGATGGGTCTGTTATCACACAATCAGAAGCTGATAGTGTTACTGTGCTTTTTAAATCAACTATAATTAAAGACCAGATAGAAAATTCTATCGACGAAAATCAGCCGCTTTCAATGGTTTCTGGTGATTTACAAGAATCTTTATTAAGAAAATTGACAAAAAAGGGCACCATTTGCGGAAAATATATTTTCCCAAAAGATATACATTCTGCAAATGGTGTATACAAACTTTTTTCTATTGTTTCCGACATGCTTGGTATTGATGTATGTTTGGAAAAAAAGGTTACTTCTTTGCAAGATAGCATACCACAAGACCCGGTTCCAGTATATAATGCAGGAATTGTAATTAAGGCGAACGGAGCAGAATATGCCAGATTGACACCGGACGGATGGAGGAAGGAAATATTCTTAGGCGAAGATGCAATGTCCATTCGCTTCAAAGGAAATTGTAATGATGATGGAAACCGTGATATTAGGCTGAAAATTGATGCTGATAACATTATCATATATCACAAGAGCGGAAGCAGCATTGCCAGTTTTACGAAATCTCAGTATAGTACCATGAAAGCTTTGTATGAAGCACTATTAAAAAGCCCTTCTATGGCAGAATTCGAAATTCTACCATTACATCTGGACACATTGATACCTAATGACATTATTGAATGCGATGTGCCATTGGTGGGGAAATACTATACGGATGATACAAACACAAGTGCTTTTTATGATGCTTATCCATTTTACTGTACTACCAAGCAAAGTGGAAAAGAGTATAACATTGAACTTCTTCTTGATGCTGAATCAGCTTATCCATTGCAAATCCTGATAAATGGATTCTGCATCGCAAAATTTCCTTCATCGTACAATGGTATTAATACACTTTTTGGAGAATATTTGAAAATCACCGTATATGATAATTATAAAAATGGGATTACCTGCAATTCAGTAGTAGTGAATACCACAGAATGTAGATCAAAGTATCCTAATATTCGAATCTTGTACTGTGAAAAGATAGAAAAAGGGTTTGGATATCAAGAAGGTTATTCGATTTCAGAAAATCGAATAGAAGGAATTGCATCCAAAATGAGAGCTATTGACCGAAAATATATAACGATGAAGCAAATAGAAGATGTGTTGGATGGGGTTATTGATACACTATATAGGTATTATTGGACATTTCAACTTGATGATGGTTCTATCAATTGCGTAACAGACGAAAATCTTAGAAGAGTATTGTTGCGAGATGGCATAAAGCCGTCAATAGCAATGATGCCCAGTAAAGACATTACCGAAAATGAATATAAGATTTTAAAAGCATCGGAAAGTGCAGGGTTCGAGTATCATATACATGCGCCCTATACAGAGCCGTCTGTTTCAATTCCTTATCTCACTTATGCACAATTAGATGCAAGAGTATCGGAAACTATCGAAAAGTTCATTGAAATGTATGGAAGCCTTCCAACTGTTTGGGGAAAACACGCAGGAATATATCACTACTCCACTTGCCGATATTTAAAGAACAAAGGCTTTAGGGTCATTTTTGGGGATAATACCGAAGATACATCTATCAATGAAGTCACAAGATATGCTTGTAAAAGAACATTGATTCAAGAGCAATCTCCGACATACGATATGTTAAGCACCATGAAAAATGTTTATTAAGTAAAAAGAAAGGACTGATAACATGTTCCCCATTATGGACGTTTCCCGCTGGCAAGGGCGCATCAACTGGGACAAGGTCAAGGCAAGCGGCCTTGTTTCCGGCGTGATGCTACGGGCGCTGGGCAACAGCGCGAAAGACGAACCCAGCAAGCCGTACATCGACCCCACCTTTGAGCGCAACTACGCCGAGTGCCAGCGGCTGGGCATCCCCTGCGGCGTGTACTACTACTGCAAGGCGGTCAACACGGCAGAAGCGGACACAGAGCTTGCCCTGCTGCGCAAGGTGCTTACCGGCAAGACGGTGCAGCTGCCCGTTGCGGTTGACATTGAGGACATCTATGTGCAAGCGCCGCTCGACAAGCAGACCCTGACCGACATTGCCGCCCATGCGCTGGGCACGGTGGAGCGCTGGGGCTTCTACGCCATGCTGTACACCGGGCTGTACTTTGGCCGCGATAACATGTACATGACCGGCGCGGCGCTCAAGCCATACGATGTATGGCTTGCAGCCTACCGCAGCAAAAAGCCCGCACCGGAATGGAAATTCGGGCTGTGGCAGTACACCAGCAAGGGCAAGATTCCCGGCGTTGTGGACGCGATACCGGGCAAGATTTCTGGCGTGGACTTGTCTGTGCCTTACAAAGACTACGCCAAAATCATTGCAAAGAAGGGTCTGACCCGTCTCCGGGAGGGCGCATGAACGAAGCAATCATCGTAGCCATTATTACCGGCGGTCTGAGCCTGATTGGCGTGATCGTCTCTAACAACCGCACCACACAGAGCATGGACGCCAAGCTGGACAAGCAGCAGGCTATCATGGACACCAAGCTAGAGGAGCTGACCCGTGAGGTGCGAATGCACAACAATTTTGCCCAGAAAATCCCGGTGATGGAAGAGCAAATCAAGGTGGCAAACCACCGCATCGAAGACCTCGAAAAAGAGAAAGGAGAGTAACACATGGAAACCATCCTTAACACTATTCTCACCCCGCTGCCCGCATGGCTGGCGCTTGCGCTCATCGTTGTGGGCGCTGTTTCGCTTGTGCTGGGGCTTATCCGTCTGGGCTACGGCGCAGCGGTCAAGACGCTGGTGCTTGACCTTATCGACCAGGCAGAGCGAGAAATCCAGGGAACCAGGCGCGGAGCAGAGCGCAAGGCGTGGTGCGTCAAGATGCTGCGCACCTATCTGGACAACAGCCGGTGGGGCAGGCTGGTCAGCTGGGCTATCACCGAAGAGACCATGAGCAAGGTCATCCAGTTTTTCTTTGACCGCATGAAAGCGGCCTTGCAAAAGCAGTAAGGAGGATATCATGGCAAGCACTACATACCGCCATCTCGGTGACGTCACCGAGATGTACGCCGCACAAGAGCAATTTCGTGACATCACGAAAATGGTCTGCGCACGTTTTCGTGGCCTCGCGAAAACATGCAATCTCGGCAATGCCAACAAACTGGTGACGTTTTGTCACCAGTTCGCCAGCATTGGCAATATGGTGCGCAACGCCGGACAGCTACCGCAGCCTTTTTGGCTCGGTGCTGCCTGTGGCGGCGGCTCGTGTAGTGCTGCCACTGTGCCTGCAAGGACTTGACCGACAACAGATGATCGCCGCCATCAAAAACGCACCGCTTGGGAGGGTTGACCGTAAGATAGCGCTTTTGCGGTACGTTGAGCGGCTCCCACTGCCGGACATTGCAGCACAGACACACTATAGCCGGACGGCGATAGGCTACCGGCTGAAAGGCATTGAAAAAATGCTGGATGTGTGATATACTATTTGTACCGTCCGAAGTAGAGTACACACACTTCGGAGAAATGTGTACAGAGAGCCAGCGGAAGAACGTTTACCCGCTGGCTTTTCTTTTTGCACGATTTGTGGTATAATAATCTCAACAAATCCACCCGGCCTCTCGAAGAAGCGCATTAGGGTGGATATCTGAACCCGCTAAGCCTCTCAACGATGCGTATCATGGCGGGTCTTTTAAGATGATACAGTCTCCCGCCCGCCTACTTACAGTGCGTACCATGCGGGAGACGCCTTTAGACTTGAAAGGCTCCGGCCTTTGTAGAGAGCGGCATTGCCTGTGGGCGGTTCCACTCTTGATTTTAGGCTTTTCCGTTTTAGTAGCACAAAACCCCCGGTGTTCCGTTTGGAGCATCGGGGGTTTTGCTGTTTATGCAATTCCGTATTTGTGCGCATACTCAAGCAATTTCTTTTTTGCCCTTTCGTGGATATCCTTGGTTTTTTCACAAGGGTTTTGAGTGTAACTGTAAAAACTTTCTTCTTCAAGATTAGAAAGAAAATCCAAAACCTTTTGATCAAATAACTCGTTCATAATGGTCCTCCAAATATTTTGTTTTCCTTGCTGTGATTATAGTATAGCACTGTTTACAGTGTATGTAAATTGACATTTTTGACAATGCTTATAGTGCCATCTTGTGCGCATTTGGCATTGTAAACAGTGCTGTTTTTTGCTATACTAAGGCAAATGAAACGGGAGGTATTTTTATGATTTCTGAAAAGAAAAAGGCATCCAATGCCAAATGGGACAAGGAAAACATGACAAGCTTGGCCTGCCGCGTAAAAAGGGACTATGCGGAAAAGTTTAAGGCAGCGTGCGCAGAGGCTGGCACAACTCCGAATGCTGTCTTAAAAGCTGCGGCAGATGAATTTTTGAAGAGATGTGACAAGAAAAAGTTAATTGACAATGCAGGGGAAGAGCTTGGCAAGTATTCGCAGCTCTTAGGTAATATTAAAATCGAAGCTTTTGACTTGAAATAGCTAAAATTAAGCGCTCACGCGGTGTAATGCCGTGTGAGCGCTTTTCTTTTACCCTTGCAACTCTTCTGCTGATACTTTACAGGCCGCAGCAATTTTCTTGAGCGTGGTCATCCGGGTAGGCTTTCCGGCTTCTGCGTGCTGGATAGTTGCAGTGGACAGCCCGGTCTTTTCCGACAGTGCACGAATGGTCAGCCCTGCGCTTTCCCGAGCGGCCTTAATTTTGCCCGCGTCCACACCAAGCGTCTTATAATCAGGCGACATATACCCGATCTGGAACACGCCCTGCTGCTGCATCGACAAGGCCTTGAGCGCAAAACTGCTGTCAATGTCCTCGATGTCAACGTCCTTCAGGACGTAGGAGCAGGCATTGTCCAGCTCCGGGGTCATCTTGTGGAGCTTGTGCGCCAGCGTGATTTTCATCATCACGCCGCGCACCGGGAATCTTGTTGCGTTGCTGAGGTCTGCCTGATTTGCATGGTCAGGGGTGCAGGCTTCGTCCAGCAGTCGGTACAGCTTGCCGAGATTTTGGATAATGGTGTTTTCCATGGTGCTTCTCCTAACGCCCGTATAGCCGGATAGCGCAGCTAAGATTTATTTATTCAGCATTTCCATCACGGCGTTGTAATGGCGTTCGTATTCTTCGCCAACGGCAAGCTCTCGTTCGGTTTTTTTGCTCTGGTAGCGGCGCTCCTCGCCGTAGATCTCGTCCTCAATTTCGTCCGGGATCTCAACGAATGCCTTTTGCTTCTTGCCGTGCGCTACAACGCACACAGCAAAAGCATAGTGTGTGTCAGGCCAGCGCCCGATCTGCTGCTTGTAGGCACCCGCTTTCATCTCCTGCCCATTCACCAGCAGGGAGTTGATGGTGTACTGCCATTCGTGGCACGGGACGGTCACTTCGTTGCCATCATTCCAGATGGCTTCTTCTGTGATGACCTTTTTGTCAATATCAAGTTCGATTTTTGCGCCGCGGGCTGTATTCCAAGAGTATTTCATTTTTGTTCCTCCTAAGTTGTTTTTTCGTTCCTTTTGACACCCTTATTATACCATAAAACTGCTACAAGTGATACAGGCAAAGTCAACAGACTTTGCCTTGTTTTTTTGTTCATTTTGTAGCAGTTGTAGCAGTTTATATTTGCCTTTCGTTGTGCGTTCGTTGTCTCTCCCGACGTGGCATTCTGGTACGATAAACGCAAAAGGAGGGGCGCTCATGTGGCACAAGTTCAACCCAAACCCACGCGGCAGCAGCGTCGGAGACTGTGCAGTGCGAGCCGTTGCAGCTGCTACCGGGCAAAGCTGGGAGCAGGCGTATGTAGGGCTTGCCATGATGGGCTACGCACTGGGAGACATGCCAAGCGCCAATCGCACATGGGGCGCGTACCTCCAAAAGCGCGGATTCAAGCGCCGTCTTGTCGAGGCAGACTGCTCCACCTGCTACACCGTGGAGGATTTTGCAAGGGAGTACCCGCTCGGGATCTACGTTCTGGGCTGCTCTGGCCACGTTCTGGCCGTCATCGACGGCAAGTGGTGGGACAGCTGGGACAGCGGCGCAGAGTGCCCAATTTTTTACTGGTACAAGGAGGACTAAGCGATGCCGATTTATAACGGATGCCCGCAGACGTACTACCAACAGCCGCAGGGGCTGTTGGAACAACTCCGGGCGGCACAATACCAGCCTCAGCCCGTCATGATACCGACAATGCAGGGGCAGGCCGCACCGACTGACAGCGGCTTTATCTGGGTGCAAGGCGAAGCAGCGGCCCGGGGCTATTTGGTCGCCAACGGGAGCCGGGTGCTTTTACTGGATGCTGATTCCGATACCTTTTACATCAAAGAAGTTGGGCAGGACGGTAGGCCATTCCCGCTCCGCATCTACGACTACAAAGAACGCACCGGAGGCCCAAAAGCGTCGATTGCAGCCGTGCAAGCCGTAAGCGGTGAGTATGTCACCCGTAAGGAGTTCAACGCGCTGGCGGCAAAGTTGGCGGCGTTGGAGAAGCAGGAAGCACCAGAACCGGAAAAGGAGAGCTAAACGATGAGCAGCAGCTTGTATAACTCGATGGGCCGACAGACCCAGAACCCAATCGGTGGGCAGTTTCAACAGTTTATGGGCCAGATGCAGGGCAAGAACCCGCAGGAGATGATAAACCAGATGCTCACCTCCGGCCAGCTCTCACAGCAGCAGCTCAACGCCATCCAGCAGAGAGCGCAGCAGATTGCCCCGATGCTTAACGGCATGAAAAATATGTTTGGATTCTAAAATGCGGCCGCATTTAGAATAAATGTTTCAAAAAACACGAAAGGAGCAAGATTATGTCTTTATCTTCCGATAGTGCAGTCCTGACCATGCCGGTGCAGCCTGCCAACAACAGCTATAACAATGGTTGTAATGGCTGGGGCGGCGACTGGATGGGCTGGATCGTCCTCTTTCTGATCTTTGGCATGTTCGGCTGGGGCGGCATGGGCGTCTTTGGCTGGGGCGGCGGTATGGGCATGGGTGGCGCATCGCCTTACATGACCAGCGCAGTGACCCAGGCAGACCTGCAGCGCGGTTTCGACAACCAGAGCGTCATGAACAAGCTGAACGGGCTGGAAAGCGGCCTGTGTGATGGCTTCTATGCCATGAACACCGGGATGCTTCAGGGCTTCAACGGCGTGCAACAGGGCCTGAACGGCGTCACCAACGCCATGCAGCAGGGCTTCAACAGCACCAACGTTGCGCTGATGCAGGGGCAGAATGCTCTGGCTACACAGCTGGCAGACTGCTGCTGCAAGACCCAGACCGCCATTCAGGGAGTCAACTACAATTTGGCCACGCAGGAGTGCGACACCCGGAACCAGATGCAGCAGGGCTTCTGCGCAACGCAGAACACCATGAACAACAACACCCGGGACATCATCGAGAATCAGAACAGCAACACCCGCGCGGTGCTCGACTTCCTGACCAATGATAAGATCGCCACCCTGCAGAGCGAGAACAACGAGCTGCGCCGGGCTGCTTCTCAGGATCGCCAGAGCGCGTTCCTGACCACCGCGATGAACGCGCAGACCAACCAGATCATCGGGACTCTGCAGCAGAAAGCTCCCGTACCTGCCTATCAGGTGCCCAACCCCAACGCCATTTACTATGGCTGTGGGACCGGCTGCGGCAGCTGCGCATAACCGAATAACGGCAACTTTCGAGGATTTCTCGAATGTTCAGCCCCTGAGCTGATTTTGCAAACCAGAGCGCCGGGGCAGTAGTCCCGGCGTTTTTATTATGAAAGGAGCCGATAAAATGGCTGAATTTACCTCTACCACGATCCAGACCGTGGCAACCGGTCAGAATCTTCCCTTGACTGAAACCGCTGTGAAGGGAACGAACTGCATCGTTCACCGCGAAGGTGCTGGCAATGTGACGCTGCGCGGGCTTACAAACCAGTGCAAGGCCATATTCAGAGTGAGTTTTGGCGGCAACATCGCCATCCCTACCGGTGGAACTGTGGGCGCTATCTCTGTGGCGCTGGCTGTCGGCGGCGAAGCGCTCAACAGCGCAACCGCAATCGTCACCCCGGCGGCAGTCGAAAATTACTTCAACGTTTTCGTGGCCGCTTTCATCGAGGTGCCGCGCGGCTGCTGCGTTACTGTGGCGCTCAAAAACACTAGCACGCAGGCAATCAGCATTGCAAACAGCAATCTGATCGTTGAGCGCGTTGCATAAGGAAAGGAGTATAGCATGAGTAAGAATCTCTATGATCTGCGTGAAATGCTCTGCGAGGAGCTGGACGAGTACAACCGCGATGCCAAGAACGGCCTGAACGAGCGCGTTCTGGATACCGTACATAAGCTGACCGACACCATCAAAAATATCGACAAGATCATGATGCTGGAGGACGGCGATTATAGCCGTTCTGGTGAGTGGGAAGCTGATATGCGCGGCAACTACGGACGTACCGAAAACTATAACCGGGGCAACAGCTACGCAAACCGTGGGCGGCACTATGTGCGCGGTCACTACTCGCGCGGCGATGGCCGGGAAAAGATGATCTCTGACATCGAGAACATGATGCAGGACGCGACCGGAACAGAGCGTGACGCATACAAGCGTGCTCTGGATATCCTGAACAATATGTGATAAGGGGGGCGGCAGGCATGGACATCGTAGAGATAAACGAGCACATCCGCAAACTGAAATGCGAAGAAACGAACTGGCAGAGCGTGGAAAAGCTTGCCGCCCTCTGCACTGTGCGAAATGAGTTGAGCGAAACGGAAAGCCGGGAAAACAGCCCCGCTCCGCAGCCTGAACCAGTCATGCAGATGGAGTATTCCACAAGACCGCAAGAACCGCAGAGCGAATTTGTAGAGGCTGCAAGCGCTGTGCCGTTCAGCGGGTTGATGGAGGTACTGGACAGGCACATGAACGCAATAAAAATTGCATACCCAAAGGAATACGAGCTTGTGATGAAAAAGATAGGCAACTTGTAAAGATAAGCAAAATGTGCTATTTTTACATAAGCAATCATGTTAGTTTATGCCATTTATAAGCTAACAGCAGTCTAACAGTTTCGCAAATTGTTTCGTTAATTCGTGAAATAAATTTGATTTGTAATCAGTGGGTTGCAGGTTCAACTCCTGTCACCAGCTCCAAAAAATAACGCACAGACGATAATTCAAGCTCGTCTGTGCGTTTTATTTTATGCTCAAAAACGTCTGAAAACACCCAAAATCATGTCGTAATCTAACAAATAATCTAACAATTCAGTACTTCATTTTCTGCATTTCCTGCAACAAGTATCCCGGGTCATTGTGGGAGACATACTTATTTGCGGTTGTGGAAAAGTTCTTGTGTCCCAAAATTGCCTGCACCGCGGTCGTTTCCAGACCGCACTCCACCATCTTGCTGCTGGCGGTATGGCGCAGCGTATGCGGGTGCACGCCCTCTATACCGCATTCCTTCATCAGGGCGCGAAACTTTGTAGCCACATTGCGCTTATCCAGCTTTGTGCCGGCCTTGGATGGAATCAGCCATTCACACCCACTGTCCAGCATCCAAAAGGCAATGATCTTGTAGACCGGTTCGAGAATCGGGATAATGCGATTTTTGCCCGCTTCCGTTTTCTCGCCGCCCAGCATATAGTGCTCTTTCAAATGCACATCCTCGCAGCGCATAGAAAGCAGTTCGTCTATACGCATACCTGTATATAGCAAGACCAGCGATATCTGCGCGATCTGACCAAACTTTGGGTCGTTCTGTCGGCTGCTGATCTGCTCGATCTCTTGGGCGGTAAGGGTGCGTTCTGCCTTTCCAGGCGCTGCAGGAAGCTGCAGAAGCATAGCGTAGTTCTTGTTTATAATGTCCTGCGCCATTGCCCAGTCGCAAATCTGGCTGAAAAGCGTGCGCTGCTTCTCGCAGGAACTTCTGGAAAGTCCTTTTTCAACCATCTGGTCTATGACCTGTTGATAGTCTGCCGCTTTCAGTTCCCGCAATTGTCGGTCATACAGAGGTACAGACTTTGAGTACGCCAGCTCATACCCTTTTTTCATGTCGGGGCTCAACTTCTCAAATTTTGGCTGTGCTCTCCACTGCGCGTAAGCATCCGCAAAGGTGCACTTCAAACGCGCTGCTGGTGTGTTCTGGGCGTTGTATGTATCCAGTGCTTGCACAGCTTCTCCCGCCGTTTCAAACGTGCCCAGAACCTCCCTATGCGCCGTAAGCGCAACATACGGCTTTGCCCTTGAGCCGTTCAATTTATACACGCTGCCGCTGCCCTTTGGGCGGCGGCGTTTTTTTCTTTGCGCTGGCGGTGCGGTCTCGGGCTGACGCTTGCCGCACCATTGGCAGAATGCAGCGCCGTCCGGGATCTCTCGCTTGCATCTGATGCACTGCATAACCTTACTCCTTTCGGCGTCCTATATATCCAAGAGCTCCGTTTTCAGCGGCAGCGCGCCCGGCTTTGTAATGGATCTTCAGATCGTCAATGGGCGGTTGAGGGTCGTCCGGGCATGGGTCAAGCCCTCTGATCTGGGCAAAGGTGTACTGGTCGATGATGGTCCCGCACACGCTGGCCCGGTTATTCAGAGGGCAGTGCAGGTTTGCAGCTATCTCCGATATGACAGCAGGCGGGCTGCTGCCATGCTGCCCCTTCAGCACAAAGAGGAGCAGCCGTTTCGTTAGAGGCGGAAGCGCCTGCACAATAGCGCGCAACTCCCTATCTATCTCGTCGTCCTGTTTTTGCTGATCCGGCACCGCATACAAGTCCGGGTGCAACACCTCCATGAACACCGTGATGGGTGACACCCCGCACGCCGTGCACCAGTCCATGATCTCGTCACTGTCCGGGCTGGTGCATCCTTTTTCCCAGCTCTGCACGGTGCGTTCTCCCTTCTCAATGCGCCTTGCGATCTCCACTTGGCTCAAGCCCGCAGACACCCGTGCTTTTGCAAGTGCTTTCCCGATTTGGCTCGCCGTAAAATAACTCATATACACCCTTCCCCCCTCAAATATAATGCGTGATAAAAACAAAAAATGGCGCAGAAAAAATCCGCGCCATTCGACAAATTTTATCCGTATTTCATTTTCCTCTGGCGCATGGTAAAATTTGGTACATAAACCGACACAATTACCAAAAATCAGGAGGAAAACAAAATGAAAAACGGTCAAACAAGCAACAAAGACCCGGAAATGACCATAATTGACGGAATGCCCGCCAGCGTGCTTACCGGCACAGCCAAAACCCCGCAGCCTTGGGAGGATTGAGCCATGACCAATAAAAAGACCGCCTGTTTCTGCGCCCACATCCGTGCCGCGCTTGCCTGTTACGTTGATATGACCCCGGAGCAGCAAGCCCTTGCCGCCATGTACGCCAACCGCAAGATCACCGGGCTGCACAACCTGCGCGCCGCAGCGGTAAGCCCCGGCGGGGAGTGCGCCGCCCAGTTGTTGCAAAAAATGCAGCAGCTGGACACCGGCAACCATTAACAACGCGCATATTTTGCGCGAAGTCAGCGTAAACCGCGCGTTTTTCGCTTAAAAGTGCGCGTAAATCGCGCGATTCAGCGCAAATGTCAAATTTTCAGCGCATTTTTGTGCAATTAAAATCGATTGACGTTTACGCCAAACAGTTGTAAAATGCAGTTGTAAAAAGTTTATAGGCCAAGCAACTGAGATTTTTTTGCGTTGTACTCCGCTTCCGTGATGGCCCCCATATCCAGTAGCTGTTTAAACTTTAAAAGCTCATCAGCGGCGCTGGGGGCAACCGGAGCGGCAGCCTGCGGCTTCTCATGGCTGACTTTGCAACTCTTGAGAAACGCAGTCATTCCGCCGGGATAAACCGTTGTCGGCAAGCTGCTTTCGCCCAGTGGAAGCGCAAAGTGGATAGACACGCTCTCTTTACTGCGACCCTTGCGGGTCTCTGTTTTGGCGGTGGCAGCGCCCACGATCGCGCCCACAGATCCAGCAACGGCTGCGCCTATTACTGCACGCCCAATGCCGCCCTTGGTTTCGGTCACCGTCAGATCGTCAGGCGCATCCGATTCGTACCCTGCGACTTCATCAAAACTGTAAATCATGCGTGGGCCTTTATCACCACCGCGGTGTCCAAAGTAAAACAGCCGGTTAACCTTATCGATAGAGACAAAGAGTGCATCGCGGTCAAAGATGGAATCGGTCTCTTTAAATGTTCTACGGCGGCTTTCCAGTGTAACCCAGTATTCCGCAAGTGCAGCTGTCGGTTGCTTTGCTACACGGATGCCCAATTTTGAAAAGAAAAAGTTACTGCACCCGGCACAGATCAGGCCGTCCGCGCTCTTCTCGCGGTTCAGCAGACCCAACTTGCCGCCGCAGACGGGACAGATACTTGCCATGATAACCACCTCACACATATTAAATACTGCATCAGATAGGAGGACACAATGAGCGAAACAGACCGGCAAGGCTACATCGACGCTATTATCAAGCTTCTGGAGCGCGCAGACCTGCGGGCGCTGCGCCTGATCTGGATCCACGCAAAAGGCCTTGTAAAATAGAATCAAGGTAGCAAAAGAAGGGAAGCCCTTACGGGTTTCCCTCTTTTTTTTGCAGCTTTTCAGCCATCCGCTCCAAAAGCTTCCAGTCCTCCGGCTCCAGTTCGGCCAGCATCTCCACAAACTGGCGTTTGAAGTCGTCACCCTCGTCCTCCGTGATCTCGGTAAGGAAGCTGGTGATCTTCTCCGATCTGGTGATCTGGTTGAACATCTCCCCTTCACCTGTCCGCAGCCACGTCTCGTTGACGTTAAACTCGCGGCAGATATCGGAGATCGTTCGGTCACTGGGAGCCTTTCGGCCTGAACAAAGCTCAGAAACGAAGGGCTGAGAAACACCAAGACGGTTGGCAAAGTCAACCTTCTTGATATTAAGCGCTGCAATGATTTGCTCGATTCGAGTGTTCATTGGCGACGCCTCCTTGCACCTTTATTATACAGCAAGCACAAAGCCGTGTCAATAGAAAAAATTAGCTGAGCGAATAAAAAAGTGTTGACATGATAGCTTAGCTATGCTATAATATAGCCAGGCTAAGAAACACAAGCAAACAGGAGGTCAAAATTATGAAACGCTATAAGGTGTACGTCTACAACACGGTTGATAAGTTCTGGGACTGCTACGAGGTCAACGCAATCGACCCGGTGGACGCCCGGAACGTGGCAGTGCAGCGGTTGATCGACGAGAACGGGCACGGTCTGGATGTCTACGAAGTGACCGACGTGTGTGCAATTAAGGACTAAGGAGGTCTGAACGATGTTTGATAAAGAACTTATGAAGCAACTGACTACCATCCCCACTGAGAACAGAGCGGAGTGGTTTGCAGAACGGGACAAGCTGCACGCTCTCGCTGCGGAAATGAACCGCCTGAACGCCGACGAGATGGTGATGAAGTACGGCGTTGCGCGGGTAATACGAGTTCTGGCAGCTACGATAAAATACTGTCCGGAGGAGTACGACCCTTCGGCTGTCTTCATGGCAAATTGGGTGCCGCCTATCCGCTCTGGGCGAAATGCAGAAGAATGGTTCCATTCAACCATGCACCGTGCTTATGTGCAAAGTCTTTTCCTTAAGTACGCAGAGCTCAGAATCGCCTGACACACATTCTTAAACAGTTCCAAGGAGGTCTGAACGATGCTTATCAATATCGAGTATCTTGGCACAGACGGTCAGGTTTACATTGCTACGGCAGAGGTCTATGAATCCTCGGAAGCCAAAGCGTTTGCACATGCGGTTCTGGACTTTGAAGCGTCTTTTGCAGGAGTTGCGCACATTTTGAAGGTGAAGAACGTGACGCTTGGTGCAGACCGTAATTGAACGATTACCCCCGCCTGATGATGATCCTGTGGCAAGGATCGAAACCACCCGGCAGCCAGCCGGGCAAGGTCGCGGGAGCCAACCGCAGAAGGAGATGATAATTTTGGCAAAGACGAAGAAGAACCGCACCGATCTGGCAGCAGAACGGTACAGCATCCCGGCAGATGGAGCACACGCAGCGGATACGCTCATCAACGTGCTGTTCGACGACTTAGAGCCGCAGGACAAGCTGTCCCTGCTCTGGATGGGCATGGGCATGGCAGCGGTACGCAAGAACGACAGCCAGAACAACCATGACGGGGTGGCGTAAGGAGGGCAAAGCGGTATGAACAACGACAAAAAGCCCAGCCGCAAGCACGACTGGACTACAACAAGGATTCTGGCTTTGACGCTTTGCATTCAGGTTGCAACACTTGTTTTGCAGATCGTCAATCTGGTGCGAAAGCTTAGAGGATAAACGCAAGGAGGCGAGCAACCGTGAAGAATCACGAAATTCAGTTCATCGCTCTTTGCATTCAGATTTTGGCTTTGGTGGTCATTTTACTAAAGAAATAATCATGGATGCGATGGCAACACCGATTGCAAGGAGATCATAAAGCCGGTCAATTTGCTTTTCTTTTGCTTGTTCGTGGTCTTTGATTTCCTGCTTTTGCTGGCTTTCTTCAAACTGCTGGCGCAGCTGCTTCAAATCTTCCGCATACCGCCGCTGTACCTCATACAGTGTAGGCTGCTGCGAGACTTGCGGACTGGAATAATTCACTTTGCTGGCGTTCAGAATGCGCTCTATTTCATCTGTACGCTGGTTCATGGATCCCCGCTGATTCATTTTTTCACCCCCTCCCGCTCAAGTATAGCACAGGAGGGGCAGAGTACAAGGAGGACAAAATGACATGAATGACAAAAATCTTGCACCTGTATTGATCTCAGGCGTCTCTTGTTACGAGCAGGACGGAATCGCCTATCTCCGTCTTGAGGACGTAGCCCGAGGTCTGGGCTTCACCCGTATCGCTGCCAGCGGCAACGAAGTGGTCATGTGGAGTCGAGTAGACGGATATATGTCAGATTTGGGCGTGCACACTTGTGCGCACGATGGCTTCATCCCTGAAAACATCTTTTATCGCCTTGCTATGAAGGCAAAAAACGAGACTGCCGAGAAGTTTCAGGCGTTGGTGGCCGATGAAATCATTCCAAGCATCCGCAAAACAGGCAGCTACTCCATTGTGCAGTCAGACCCGAACTTGCCGCCGGAGCTGGCTCTGGCGAATCAGACGTTGGCAGCGGTCAACAAGATTTACCGGATGCAACTTTCTCAAGGCGAACGGCTGGATAAGTTGGAAGCAACCAAAACGCTTGACCATTCTCAGCAGCTTGCCATTGAAGAAGCTAAGAGCCAACGGGTCGTGAAGCTTTTGGGCGGCAAGACGTCACCTGCATATCGTGAAATGAGCAGACGGGTATTTATGGCTTGCGGTCACGATTTGAAGCTTCTGTTTGACGTCAGCTCTTACAGAGACATCCCTATCGTCCGGTTTGATGACGCAAAAGCGTACATTTCCGCATGGATGCCTAAGCCGGATATGTTGAGCGAAATCCAGCAGACCAACGGCCAGACAAGCCTGTTTGACCGCAACTGTGCCCCGGCGGGCAGGCTGCGCGAGGGAGGGCATACCGTACAATGACACTGCAACGCCTTATCTGCGCCTGCTACAACGTCTACCCCGGCAGAACCAAGATCAACATCGTGGACTGCAAAACGACCAGCCGGCTGTTTTTCGGGGTCTGGAACGATGCGTTTGCCAAAAAGTACGGCGGGCTGAATGTTATCGATTTTTTGATTGCCGGACTAGACTCCGGCGGCTGCGCAATACAGCTTACGGCATACGTCAATTCATAAACACACATTTAAAAGGAGTAAAAATTATGGCTAAGGCAACTACGAACGAGACCGTTTTTATCAGCATCGAGCGCCCGGTGAAGGGCAGCCTGACCCTGCGCATTGTGGGTGACAGCCCGCTGATCGTCCACGCATGGAGCGAGAAGGCAAAGAAGGAGATGCTGCAGGCGCAGCAGGGCAAGAAGCTGCTCAAGAAGGACAAGGTAGCCAAAAACCCTGACGGCGAGTGCGCCGAGGCGCTGTACTGGCTGGACGGCAAGCCCGATATCGCATACGCTGACTGGACGGAAGAGATGCTGCACCAGTACGGCAAGACTGCACGCTTTGGCTTCCCCGCCTGCGCAGTCAAGGCTGCTGCCATCTCTGCCGCGTACCGCATGGGCTTTATGAAGAACAAGGTCACCGGCAACGGCCTGTTTCACATCTTTGGAATGGATGACCCGGAGTTTATCGAGATCAAGACCTTTGACGAGAGCAAGCCAAAGTTTGAGCGCCGCTGTGACGAGGTAAAGATCGGCATGGGCACCTCTGACCTGCGGTATCGCCCGGAGTTCTCCGGCTGGTACGCAGACCTGCGCGTTGAGTTTTTGCAGAACGGCATGATCGACATGGACAGCATCGTGAACATGATCGAGTTGGGCGGTACGATGTGCGGCCTGGGCGAGTGGCGCATCGAGAAGGGCGGTATCAACGGCGCTTTCCACGTTTGCGTACCGGAAAACAAATAAAGTCTTTTGGCTGGTATGCCGAGGTGAGTTTTTGCATGGCTGGGCACGGTCTGGCAGGGCTGGCAAGGCGAGGTTTGGCAATGTGGCGTAAGGAGAGGTCAGGTATGGCTGTTTTGGCTAGGTTTGGCATGGAATCGTGCTGCATGGTTCGCCGGGGTAAGGCTGGCGAGGTTAGCCGAGGCAAGGCCGGTTATGTTGAGGAATGGCAGGCGCGGCTAGGTCAGGTCTGCTGAGGTCAGTTGGGGCGAGTTAAGGCTGGTCAGGTTAGGTGAGCCAAGGCGGGTTTTGAAATGGTAAGGCTCGGCTGGTAAGGCGAGGTTCGGCGGGTTCAGGTTTGCTGAGGTCAGTTGAGGCGGGGCAAGGCTGGCATGGATGCCAAATTTTAACAGGAGGTTTTTACATGAGAAAAGCAAAAGGCTATGCGTGGAAAAGCACACAATCCGAAAGTGCTTACCACGCAACCGCAGAGCAGGCGCACGCAGCGTTTGAGACCATCCGCAAGCGGGATGGCAAGCTGACGGCACCCGCCGTTGTGGACGAGGCAAGACCGGAGGAATCGTTGCTGCACGAAGATTTTGAGTGGCGAGACGATATCGCCGCAGAAAAGTACCGGCAGCAGCAGGCGCGGCAGATGATCAGCGCAGTGCGCATCGTCTGGGAGGAGAAAAGCCCACCGGTGCGGGCGTATGTGAACGTCCGGCTTGTGGAACAGGACGCATTGAGCGCCGCAGACGCGATGCACCCGGCAGAAGAACCGGAAGTCAAAGAGCCGCCCGCGCGGTGCTATATGCCGCTGGAGGAAGTTTTGGAGCAGCCGCAGCTGCGCACCCAGATGCTGGAAGATGCCCGGCGGGACGCGCAGAACTTCCGGCAGAAGTACAACACACTAGAAGCGATTGCACCCATCATCACCGGCATTGATGCTGTTTTTGGGGAGGAGGATGCACCATGCGCCCAACATTGAGCATTCACGACTGCTGCGAGGTCATGCGGGCAAACCAGATATCTGTAGGCGAACCCACGCTTATGGCAATGATTCAGGCGGGGATGTTTCCCGGGTGGTCTGTTCCCTCTGTGGACACAAAGACCGCCGCGCCGCTGATCTCCCGCGCCGGGTTTGTGGCGTGGCTGAAGGATTTTTACCAATTAAAGGAGGTATACGGAGTATGAAACTCAAATCTACTACTTACTACTGGCTGGCTGTCATTTTGGGCGGCGTTGGAATGGGCGCAGCTATGGGTGCAGAGGGCACCGCGCAGACCACCGGATACATCTCCGGTGCACTGTTTGCGGTGTCGCTGGTGCTGATTTTGGCCGCTGTTCTGCTGGCTCGTCTTGGTTTTGCCGCAGAGGACAGGGAGAAAGCCGCAAATCGGCGCAAGTACGGCAAGATCAACCGCGTCCACGCCCGCAACCCGGAGTACCCGGAGAATCAGGAGCGTGGGGCATGATGACGGCTAAAGAGTACGTTGAGGGCAAAGTCAAGTCTTACACGCGGCTTGCAGAACGTTGCAGGCGAGAAGCCGAAGCCTCAGATGACATTGTTGTCCGGGCTGGATACTCCGCACGGGCAAACGTCTGGGAGATGTGCGCCGAAGAAATGGACAACGTGCGGGAGATGCTACAAGAGGAATCTGGGGAGATCACGTATGCCTGACACTGTCCACCATGTCATGTGGTACACCGTGTACGATGCAAAAACTGGCAATCTGCTTGCATCCGGCACATCTGATATGTGCGCCCGGCGGCTCGGGTATAAAAGTGCAAACAGTTTTGCATCCTCGGTTTATCATTGCCGCAAGAAAAAGAGAAAGCCGCACAAGTATTCCTTTTTTCAAGAAGTCATAAAGCGCGATGAGGTGGACAGTCTGCCGCCGATACGCCGCAAAAAAAAGAAGAGCCTGCCCGTGCGCCAACACGGACAAGCCAAAAGGGTGATGAGTCTCGCCGCCCATCACCACAAAAATACCACAACGTGCGACAAACCGCAAGGAGGTAAAACGTGAAAACCTTTATTTTTATTGTGTTGTGCGTCAACTTTGGGTATATCGCCCTGGGCTCGCGGCACAACAACAGGAGGTGAGCACATGGCACTTTTAAAGGTCTATGATGTGACCAAAAAGCAGCCGGATGACCTTGTGTCATCGCAGAACATCGAAGACGTTTCGGACGCGATCATCATTGCTGACGAACTTGTAAAGCGAGAGCCCGCCTATCTGTACAAGGTATTTGATTCCAGCATGAATGTTGTTTATATGAGGTGAATTTTTATGCAAAGCGATTCACAAAAGCGCCTTGCAAGGCGTGCCAGTATCAAGGAACTTTCCAACAAGGCCGAGGGCATCTATTACTACATCAAGCCGCAAAATATGCTGTTCAGGCTTATCAGTGCTGGCAATGAACTTGCCAGCGCAATCAACGGCGCAGTGGCATATTTCACGCATTTTGCACAGAACGGCAGCATGGATGATACTGCGAGCCGCGAGGTCATAGACCGCATCTATCGCAAGGTGGGCAGCATGATGTGCGATATCGACATCATCCACGCTGCAGGCGGTGCAGAGATCATGCCCGAACCGTATGAAAGCATAGATTTTTGTTACATGATTGAGTTTCGCACATTGTTGCGGGAAGCAGTCATCAATGGTCTGCCGGATGATTACAAAGGCGTGCAGCAGAACCCGACACAAATCCAACTCATGAAGCCCGGCGTTGCGTACAATGTCGCAATCCCAGATGAGTATGACGATCCGTTTTTTGACCAGTTTGTCCGAAAAGAAGAGCAGCGAGACCGGAAAATCGTATTCCGGTGCACAAAGTCAGAGCTTGACGCCATCAAGCGTTATGCACATATCATCGATGTAAAATACACTGAGGAGGAGATCCATCATGCCTGAGACCAAAATCGAAAAGACCACTGCTGAGCAGCTTCAGAAGCCCGCAGCGCCCGCCGAACCCCTTACTCCTGTCAATCCCCATACCGCGCCCGCACAGCGCGCCCTCTCCTACGCTGAGAAAGTGCAGGGCTTGACCGCAGACGAACGCATCTGGCAGTTGGCAAAATCCAAGGCCGTTGCGCTGTCCAACCTGCCGGACGGCTGGCTTCCCAAGACCTATGCGGGCAACGTTGGTGCTTGCGCCATCGCCTGCGACATGGCACAGCGCATGGGAACCACCGAGTTGTTTGTGATGCAGAACCTTTATGTCGTCTACGGCCAGCCCACTTGGAGCGGCAAAAGCTGCAAAGCACTTATCGACAACAGCGGCCAGTTTGCAGGCCGTTCCCGCTATCGCATGGAAGGTCAGGAAGGAACGGGCACATGGGGCTGCCGCCTGATTGCCGTGGACAAGCTGACCGGTGAAAAGGTAGAAGGACCGAAGGTCACGGTGCAGATGGCAAAGGACGCAGGATGGTGGAACAAAAACGGCAGCTACTGGCCGAAGATGACCGAGATGATGCTCAAGTACCGCGCCGCCGCCTATTTTGCCCGCGCTGAGTGCCCGGAGGTTCTGATGGGCGCAAATATCGACTACGAGGCCGGTGCTGGTGACAGCGCAGAGGAGGAGCCGAATCATGCTTAACGTTGTAGCAATCATGGGTCGCCTTGTGGCAGACCCGGAACTCCGTACCACCCAGCAGGGCACCAACGTGTGCACCTTCCGCATTGCCTGCGAGCGCAGCTATACCCAGAAGGGCCAGCAGCGTCAGGCTGATTTTGTGGATATCGTGGCATGGGGCAAGACCGCCGAATTTATCTGCAAGTTCTTCCAGAAGGGCAGCATGATCGCCATTGACGGCAGCTTGCAGACCCGGCAGTATCATGACAAGCAGGGCAGCAAGCGCACGGCGGTGGAGGTTCTTGCGAACAATATCAGCTTTGCAGGCGCAAAGGCAGCAGACAAGCCCGCTGCGCGCGGTTTCGACCAGCAGACGCAAAACTACACCCACGAAGCAAAAGCCGCACAGAGCGCCCAGCTGCCGCCTTTTACGGATGGGCAGTTGGATGCAATACCTCCGGACGACTTTTCTATGATCTCGGACACCGACGACTTTCCGTTCTAATTATGATCAAAACCGATTTATTCGCAGAGCGACTGAAAGAGCTTCGCAAACTGAGTGGCGATTCCCAAAGAAAACTTGCGGAAAAGCTTTTTATTTCGCAAGTCACCGTTTCCTGTTATGAGCAGGGGCGAGCAAGACCGAGTTTTGAAACGTTGGTGGCTATATGCAAACTATACGGAACATCATCCGACTACTTGCTTGGGTTGACAGATGATGACCCATCCGACGAGTTCAGAAAGAACCGGCATTGACATAAACAAAAACTAAGGAGGAAATGCAAACAATGAGTGTAAAAGGATATAAAGTTTTTAATTCTGACTGGACGTGTCGCGACAAACAGTATTCTTGCCCTGGAACCTTTGAAGAATTTGTAAGTCCGTCTGTCTGCAATGTGGGTATGCACTTCTGCAAGAATGCCGCCGACTGCTTCCGTTACTATGATTTTGACCCGAACAATCACGTTGCTGAAGTGATCGCCCACGGTACGGTTGCAGAGGACGAGAATAAGTGCGCAACGAACAAGTTGGAAATCGTGCGGGAAATCCCTTGGACTGAAGTCATTGAGATTGTAAACACAGGAAAAGCTTGCGCTGGACGTTGCAACAGCGGCAACTGGAACAGCGGCGACTGGAACAGCGGCAACTGGAACAGCGGCAACTGGAACAGCGGCGACTGGAACAGCGGCAACTGGAACAGCGGCAACTGGAACAGCGGCA